TCAGTGGTTGTAGTTTATCAATACGCTGTTTTCCTTTCTCAAAGTATTCCTGGTCAATCTCGGTAGCAATGCCTTTCATACCCATATTGTGAACGGCTTCCATGCAACTCATAGAGCCAGCAAAGAAGTCGGCTACTACTACCTCATTGCGAGGTTTGTCTTTGGGGATAACCAATGCTAAAAGGCGTTCTAAGAGGCGGACGGGTTTTTGAGTGGGGTGAATGGTATAGCAAGGCGCATCACGACTTACAATCATCATACTTTCCTCAATAACTCCTTGCTGAATAGTTTTAACTCGAAGTAGTAAATTATCAGTATCATTTAATTCTGAACTTTTTACATTTACAGCATATTTTTGTTTTTTCCTTCTATCAGCATATACTATTGATGCGTTTCCCTCTAAAAATTCTTGTATTTTTTTTAGCTTATCTTTGTTTTTAAGAGCATTACTAATAGCTTTTACATCCAAAATCAAAGAGTCTATATTGTGTTTTTTTCTTTCAATATAAGGTATTTTGCTCTTATTGATAACTCCATTTTTCTTAGTAAAAATTGCAACTGTTTCGTGTCGCCTACCTATAGGTAAAGTTGGGGCAGTTGTTCTTCCCTTATCCCAAATCACCTCCTCTTTAAATACAAAGCCCAAGCCGTCTAATATGGTATTCCAACGGTAGAATGAAGTACCACGCCCAAACATCACAATAAAGCCTTTCTTGGTAAGGAGTCGCTTGCATTCGGCAAAGAATTTAGGTTCATCAAAAGGGCGTTCCAACTTTTGGTTTTTAAGGTATAGATAAGGCGGATCAATGCAAATTACATCAATACTCTCATCAGCGAGGGTTGCCATTACCTCTAAGTTATCGGCGTTGTATAATTGTAGGTTATTCATAAGGTTCTTACTCTTTACTTACTATAAAATCAAGGTTAATTGCCCATATACTGATACCCTCAAGGCGTTCAAAGACTTGCTTGTCCGACTTGGTAAAGGCTGTGGCGGGTTGTATACCCTTAGCCGTGTAATAGTTAAGGATATCCTTGTTGGAGATTTCTCCTATAAGTAGGGAAGTCCCCGCCACCATATCGTCGGTAATGCTCTTGTCATTCAGTACAGCCAACTCAAAGATACTCTCAATGGTACCTGTATGTTGCAGGGCGAGGTCTAATAGACTTTGATTATGTAGGATTGTTATTGTCATATTTATTTGCCTGCGGGGATCACCGCTTACCATTGAGTTGCTTGTATTTTTTAAGTTCTGCTAAAAGTTCCTCTACGGAAGCCTCCAAATCCTTAATGCGGGCATTGGCTTTCTTGAGTTCCTCGATTGCATTGGCATACTTAGCCCCTAAGTCTTCTATCATCTCTCGGTATATCTTCACGGCTTTGTCTACATTGTCAAGTTCAGAGGTCTGTAACTCCATTTGTTGCTTGGGGCGACCAAAAAACCAACCTGCCAAGCCCGATAATACCATGCCGATAAACGAGCCAAAATGCTCTTTAAGTACTTCTGTTATCCATTCCATTATGAATGTGTTTTTTAATTAATTGTTCCTTTTCCTACGCTTGTTGTTGTTCCCGTTTGGGAGGCGGCTGTACCTGCTGTGGTTACACTGATACCAGGGGCTATTGTTACCTCGCCACTCTTAACAAAGTCGTGAATAAGGCTTGCTAAGCGTTCGGCGTACTCTTCTATACTGTCATTGGTTTTGGTAAGCATATCCTGATGAAGGTCAATAATGCCTTGTTTGAGTTGTTCTTTGTTTAAGCCCATAGTTGGTTTATTTTGTTGTTGATTTCTTCAAACTTGGCTACATTATTCGGGGCAAAGTTGCCAAGTCCTGAAGGGGTCTGTATGATAGCGCTTTTAAGCTCCTTTAAAAGATCGTTTAAAAGGGTTTTAAAATCGACTGTTTCGTTGTGTATGGTGAAATTATCTGCTTTTAGCTCATATATTTCTACCTCTTGAACATTGAGCAAAAAGGGCTGACTTTCATTATTTTCTACCATACCCACAAGGATAAGACTTCCTATTTTGGGTTTGATATACATTCCTCCTATACCAAGTGCTATGTTTAAAAAAGGTAGTTTTGTATCTAAATCAGTAGCCTCGCAGGTTTTTTCCTGCCAATCTACAGAGGTTACTGTTGCCCATTGTAGCACTTGGGGGATAGCTTTCTTTATCTTTTCGGAAAGCAATATGTCAAACTCGTCTATCTCGTTCATAATGTACTACCACCAATTTCTATTTCCTGCCTATATTGGGCGTTGCTAATACTCTTCTTTACTCTATCTACATAGTACTCACCGTGTCTATCGGGGTAGAGGGTGGAACTTAGGCGTATCTTCTCGCCATGCTGTAAGGAGGGAGTACCATAAGTGGTAAAACTCCCTTCGAACCCCTCACGCTTGTGCAACTCGTATAGGCGCTTTACTTCCTTCTCAAGTTCGGCTTGTGAACTAACATGCCAAGTCATTTTTAAAGTCGTTTTAGGGTTTTCATCGCCAAACTCATATTGTAGGCGTTTACCTTTGCCAAAGGACGAGGTGCCTATAATCTTTATGGTGCGCTCTTCTTTGCTTAGGTACTTAAGGTTATTCTCTGTGCAATTGCGTTCTAGGTCGAAATGCTTCATCTCACCACTTACTTTTACATCCGAATAAGGCTTGGCTATAGTGAGTTTGCCTGCACGAATAAAGCTGTATATTGACCAATCTTTTTGGAGTTTGTCCAACACCGCACCTAGTGTGGTATTGCTAAAGCGTACACCGCCAAGGCTTATATCTTCTACTTCTAAAGGGTAGTCTTTCACTACTTCAGAGAGGAATGTTTTTAGACTCGCCTTTGCCGACACGTAATTAACGGGCAACTGACGTAGCTTCCACATTGCATCGCTAAGGCTAATAGTGATAGGAAAGTCTGCTGATACTTGGGTAATGAAGCCCTCGAACTCCTGCAAGAGCTCACCGTTGTAGCCCATTTGTATCACTACTTTGTCACCTACAGCAAAGAGTTCCCTTACTTTCTGCTTATCAAAATCACCTACATTACGAGGTAGTACCACACTTGCCGTATCGGTGAGCATTTTCCACGAACTTTCAATTTCAATGGCTGAAACTTTCTGTACCTTAAAAGGGGTGCCCTGTTTAGGGTAAAAGGTAATGGCTACTTCAATGGCTAAGGTCATAGTCTGTAAATAAGTTCAAAGGGTTCGTCGCTAATGCAATTCAGCTCTATGGGAATGATGTTAGGTGTACCTTCCAAGCTACGTATATCAATGCTTTCAATCACTAAGTTGTGAATGTTTTTCCATCCAAAAAGGTCTCCTTCTACCGATATAGATTGTATTACCTCTGACCATTCTATAAGGCGTTTTTCGTATTCTCGTGAGCTTAACTCATCATTGTGGCACACCGTTCGAATACGTATTTGCCAATCGTCAAAGCCATAGATTTCCTTAACAGTACCATTGCCACCTATTACATCTGTACGACTGATATTCTTTACTCTCGAAAAATCTACCATAGTAGCAGGAGGCAACCAAAAGTCGGATAACTGCTTTTCTACTATTTTACTTTGGTAGTCGTAGAACTTATAGCTACCTGCAGTAAACTTCACTGGAAAAACAATGGGCGTACCGAGTTTAGATAGTCGCATAGCCTCCACTCTTCCCACCGTACGAATACTACCATATTCGGCCGTCTGTGCAGGCTCTTTGCCTATAGGTACAGTGAGGTATACAGGCAGGTTAGTACCAAAAGCCAATTTAAAGAGTTGTGATATGTTATAGCGGTTATCCATTGTCTACATTGAGTTTTAATAGCTTTTTGATGACATCATAGTCTTTGTCGTCTCTCTCCAACTGTATTTTGATACGTTTCTCTATGGCTGTGCGATTATGTTTCCCTTTGATGAGCTCTACCATATTCGCTCCTACTAAAGGATCGGACTTCCAATTACCCTGCTGACTTTGGAGGATAAACCCTACCTCCTGCAACATACTTTCTCCTATGGAAAAGTCGCCCGCTATAATTTCTAAGTCGTTATGCTCATCTACAAGTATATCTTTCATAGTCTAGGGGCAATTATAAGGTTACTAAGGCATCGCGCATACGGTCATTGATTTTACTAATAACCCCATTAGCGGTATTTTCTTTACTTCCAATAGTTTTGTCAATAGGAAAAGTGTTGTTCATAGTGATGTTAATGGTGATGGTCTTACTGCCCCCTCCACTTCCTCCTACGCTCATAGTACCGTCTTTACCTCCATCTTTGCCCCCTTTAGTAGGGGTGATAGGGGTAGGGTTTGCACCTCCTCCAATAGCCGAACTGGCAGAAAGGTTGCCTGCTTTAGGGGCTTCGGTAGCTTCTTTTTTCTCTTTATTCCAAGTAAGAGATTGTCCCGCCTTTGTGAACTCTTCTTTAGCGGCAAGATTAGCTTCATAAGCTACTTTAGCACTATCAGTAATGGCTTTTTTACGATTTTCAGTATCTTCATTGATTTGGGCAAGCATCTTATTGTTTTCGTTCTCATCTCCCAATCCTACAGCATTCTTAAACTCATACCATCCCTCTTTTATCTTATTAAGACCTATCATTAGGGAATT